AAAAATATATAAAATGATATACATTCAATAGTTAATGATAATAAAAATGAAATACAACAAGCTTATGATGCAGTATTTGCTACTAATGAAGGATGTGGCGGATTGATAATTTCAGTATTATTTGCTTTAGCTTTTTATTATGCTTTTAGCAGAGGATGGTTTGAAGGTTTATTCTCAAAAATTGATAGAATATTACATAGGGCTGATACTTATGGTAAAAATAAAAATAACTGGGAAAAAGTTAAACCTCAAAAAAGAAGTCCAGAAATTAAAAAAGAAATTAAGAGTAAAACAGATCAACTTTTAGATAAAATAAATAGTCGTGGAATCAATAGTTTAACACCAGAAGAAAAAGAATATTTAAGAAAAAATAATTAAAATGAGATGATAAAAAATTATAATAGTTTTATTAAGGAAAGTGTTGCCAACAGAGGAAAAGGTCCAGGAAACAATGATCTTTTTTTAAACACTCCTAAAAGACAAACGATTAATCAGTCCAATCAAACCGCAGATTTTCTTAGATCTGGAAAACATATAAAAACAAACGATATAGATGGATTTATCGATAGTGTTCAAAATGAAAGAATATACATATCTGATAGATTAACTGGTGAGATAAAAGGATATTCAATAAAAGAAGTATTAAAAGGTATTGGTAAATACACCGTAGAAAAAATGCCATCAACAGTTAACGGGTTTGAAGGTACACCAGCATGGGCAAAAAAACAAAAAATATATGAAAGTTTGGAAGATGATGAATTTCCTGATATTGAAAATCCAGAGGATGAAGTAGATACAGACGATGACGACGATGATGACATAATTGATGATGAAAATATAAATATAAATAGAAATGGAAATGATGCTTCACAAGCAGATCCATTAGTTTATGGTACTGAAGATAATCCAGAAGGAGACCCAGATAAAGGTATAGGAACAGAAACAGTAGAAGAAAATTGGGTTAACTATTGGAATAATTACAATCGAAATTCAAAAATGATAAATGAAGATTCTAGTAGTGAAGAAGAGGAAGAAGATGAAGAAGAGGAAGAAGATGAAGCTGAAAATGAATTTGAAATTCCAATTATGAGAGGAACAGAAGATAATCCTATTCCTAGTAGAAGGAGAAGAAGAATGAAAGTTAGTTAAAAATAATATATGTCGATATGAAAAACTTTAAATCATTAAACAATTTTCTAAATGATGATGTTTTCAATGAAAATATCTTACCGAGAGCTTATAAGAAAGTAAAATGTGCTGAATGTGGCGAAGATGTTTGTGATAATATTAACTATAAAATAGGACATCTGTATAATAAACACAATTGCAAACCAAGTATAGATGATTATAAAGCTAAAAGAATGTTAAAACAATATTTTCCAAAACCAATGAAAGAAAATGTGGATGAAGATGAAATATTAAAAAATCAAATAATTAAAGTTTTAAATAATTATGCGGTTAATGTATATTCCGGTGATTATTCAGAAGAAATGTTGGGTATATGGGAAGAAGATTTTGATTTATTAGCTGACGATATTGTAAATCTATTGAAATAATATATTATATTAACATATATATTAGTATAGATTTAAATTTATTTAATTTATAATTTAATAAAAAAATAACAAATGAAAAACTTACAAAATTATACAAGATTTATTATTAAAGAGGCTAATGCTGTGGATCCATTTGATGAGGAAAATTGGCCCGTAGAACGAGAAGAAGCAGAAGGTGATGGAAATTATTATTTATATCAAGGATGGGTCGGAGACGCATATAACCCTTTGGGTGTTTATGATTCGATAAATGGTTTTATGAATGATTACTTAAATTATAATGATATGGCTGATGCGCACTGGGTAGAAGGCGAATTTGAATATGGTAATATTAGAGTTATGAGCGATTATGATAAATATATATTGAAAACACCGATTGAATTAAATACTTTAATTTAATTTGATTGATTAAAATATACAGTTTAGGACTGTTATAGCTTCGGCTATCTAAACCCAGAAAATTCGCTACTTTCTGGGTTTTTTAATTTAAAATAAAAGAACTTTTATAAACAATTATAATATATGAAAATTAATGCCAGCTAAAAAAGAATTATCAGATTTTATTAGGAAAGCTTTAGAAGTACATGGCGATAGATATGATTACTCAAAGGTGAATTATGTGAATAATCACACCAAAGTTAAAATTATTTGTCCAGTACATGGGATATTTGAACAGACGCCAGCCGGACATCTTCTTCAAAGACAAGATTGTCCTAGATGTAAAAAAGTTTTTTCAACTGAAGATTTCATAACTAAATGTAATGTAATACATAATAATAAATACGACTATTCATCAGTTGAATTTATCAATAGTAAATTTAAGGTAAAGATCATTTGTCCTATACACGGTGAATTTTATCAAACTCCAAACACACATATTATGGGGGCAGGATGTCCATTATGCAATAAATCGAATAAATTAACAGCAACCGAATTCATTAAAAGATCGAAACAAATTCATAATAATAAATTCGATTATTCCTTGGTTGAGTATGTTAACTGTTCCACCAAAGTTAAAATTATTTGCCCAGAACATGGTTCATTTGAACAAACACCGATCGATCATATGGGAGGTTCTGGTTGTAGAAAATGTTCAAAAGTGGAAAATACATATGATTTCATAATCAAATCAAATAAGATACATAATAATTATTATGATTACTCTCAATCGATTTTTGTTTCATCCATCAAGAAATTATTAATCATTTGTCCAAAACATGGTATTTTTGAACAGACACCTAGAAAACATCTCATAGGGCATGGTTGTCCAACATGTAAAAGAAGTAGAGGAGAAAATAAAATAGAAAGTATCTTGATTTCAAAAAATATAAAATATTTTAATCAATATTCTTTCTCCGATTGTAAATTTAATAGTTTATTATTTTTCGATTTCTATTTGCCCGATTTAAATATGTGTATTGAATTTGATGGCGAACAGCATTTTAAATCTATTAAAAGATGGGGTGGAAATGAAAAATTAAATGAAATTGTTCAAAGAGATTCCATAAAAAATGAATATTGTAAACAAAACAATATTAAGCTACTAAGAATTAAATTTAATGAAAACGTAGAAGAAAAAATAAATCTGTTTATTAATTAATTGGCAATAAACTTTAATCTCTTATAATTATATAATCTCTAAAGTGGAAAAATAATTTTTATAATAATAGATTACAAATATTAAAAAAGATTTTATAGTATATGATTATAGATTACGAATATAAGGCACAAATGCTTTTGGTTTCTTATATATCAGATGGTGGTTGGATAAAAATGAAACATTTTCACTGGCCAAACCCATCTAAATATATAGTGTGTGATGATGGTGATAAAGATAAAGATGGTAGATTTGTTACCTGGGACGGCAATAGTGTAAAGAAGGTTTACACTCGTTATCCAGATAGATATAGTGTTTATTATTATCTAGAAAGCTTACCAGAAGAAGAAAAAGAGATGTTGTTCAAATATGTTGAACCTGAAATCTTTTTTGTCGATATAGAGAATGAGATCCTTGATAAAAAACCTCAACCACAATTAGCTGAAAGTGCTGTTCAATCTATATCAATTGTTAATAAAGATAAAGTTTTGGTAATTGGGGTCGATGAACTTTCAATCGAGAAACAAAGATCTATCAAAGAAGATATTAATAATTATTTTGCTAAATTCAATGCAAACTATGATTTTAAATTCATAAGATATAAGAATGAATATGAAATGTTATTGAATTTTTTTGAAAAATTTGTTCCTAAAATGCCTGTTATTACTGGATGGAATTTCACTGAATATGATTGGGTTTTTCTAGTAAATCGTGCAAGAAAAATAGGTGTAGATCCAAGTTCAGCTTCTTTAACAAAATTATTAAAGCCCGCATCAAAATCAGAAGGAAAAAATAAAAAAGAACAATTCTGCGAACAACCAGCACACAGACTTGTAGTGGACTACATGGAATTATATGATAAATGGGATTCTACTATAAAGGTAAAAGAATCTAATTCATTGGATTTTGTAGCTGATAATATTCTCGGATTAAAAAAGATTAATTATGAAGGAACTTTAAAAACATTAGCAGCCACAGATTATAAGAAGTTTATATTTTATAATGCAGTCGATTCAATATTGGTTCAAAAGATTCATGAAAAGACTAAATGGATCGATATTTTATATGGGATATCAACTCTTTCCAGAATTAAGGTTTTAGACGCTTATAAAACTTTACCAGTAACAGAAGGGATTTTGAGAAATAAACTCAAAGAAAAAAATACAATACTTTGTAAATTAGAACAAAATTTTCAAGATACAGCGGCTGAAATAGCTGAAAAATCAGTAAAAGGAGGTTGGGTTAAAGACCCTGTCAAAGGAATGGCTCAGTGGGCAGCTTGTTACGATTTCGCTTCACTATATCCTACTACCATGAGGATGTTTAATATTTCGGCTGATTCATATAAAGGAATCCTTTCTCCTACTAAAGATTACTCTATATTCAATGGGCATAGAATTGAATTGGATAAAAATGATATTATACTTTTAAATAATACTGTATTTAAAAATGAAACAGGTATCATTAATCAAGTCATGACAAATATATATGGAGACCGCAAGAAATATAAGGGTCTTATGATGAAAGATCACGACGTTAGAGAAGAACTTAAAAATGAATTAAAATCATTAGAAGAAAATTTGGTTGAAGAATTGGAATATCAGTAATGATCATTAAAAAAGAAGTAAAAGTCAATATAACTAATAGAAATATAAGTTATTATAGAAAATATAATTCAGATATAAAGGTTGGAACTAATCAATTTATTGACATAGAATATTTAAATAAAAATAGTAATACAAAAATAGAAGTAGCATGTGATATATGTGGAAAATTAAAATCCATACCATATGTTAAATATAATTCTTATATTGCAAACGATGGTAAATACTATTGTGAAAAATGTAAATGGATTAAAACTAAAAACACAAACAAAGAAAGATACGGGTTTGAAAATGCACATAAAAATGAAATAGTAAAAGAAAAAACTATAAAAACATTGATTATTAAATATGGGGTTGATAATCCAATGAAAGTTAAGGAAATTAAAGAAAAACAAAAGAAATCTATTATTCGTGATTATGATGTTGAGAATGTTTTTCAGAATGAAAAAATAAAAGAAAAAATCAAAAAGAAATGCATAGAATTATATAGTGAAGAAAGTTATAATAAAGTAGAATATATAAAAGATAAGAAAAAAGAATCATATTTAAAAAAATATGGTTATAAAACCCCATTTAGTTCTATTGATATACAAAATGAGATTAAAAATACAAATTTACAGAGATATGGTGTGGAAAATATATCAAACAATAAAGAAATTAAAGATCATGCCAATAATAAAGCAAGATTAAACTGGTTTAAAAAATTAAAAGAATATTATTCAAATTTAAATATTATTGACGTAAATTACGAAACAAAAGAATTAACCATTTTAGGTAATTGTAATCATAAATATAATATCAGTTTTGGTTTATTTTACAATAGAAATAGAGAAATCTATAAAACAACATTATGCACGATATGTAATCCTATTAATAAACACACTTCTGGCAAAGAAGTAGAGTTAATCAATTTTATTTCATCTAATTACCAAGGAAAAATAATTATAAATGAAAAGATTTTAGATCCATTCGAAATAGATGTATATTTGCCAGAATTAAAAATTGGGTTTGAATTTAATGGTTTATTTTGGCACTCAGATTTATATAAAGAAAAAAATTATCATATGAATAAAACTGAAATGGCTGAGAAAAATGACATTAAATTAATTCATATTTATGAAGACGATTGGCTTTATAAGCAAGATATTATTAAATCAAAATTATTAAATTTATTAGCTAAATCACACTGTATTAATGCATATGAATGTGAAATTAGAGAAATATCTGATAATAATTTAATAAAGAATTTTTTAAATCAATCTGATTTGCAGGGGTTTATTGAATCTGATGTTAAAGTAGGACTCTTTTATAAAGAAGAATTAATTTCACTCATGATATTTGGTTCATATAGAAAATCAATAAATGAAGAATTCATAAAAGGTTCATACGAATTATTAAGATTTTGCGATAAATTAAATTTTAATGTCGTAGACGGAGCAAGTCGATTGTTTGAATATTTTGTCAAATCTTATAATCCAATTGAAATAATAAGCTATTCTGATAGATCTTGGCAGTTGAATGATTTATATGAAAAAATGAAATTTAAATTATTTTATAAAACACGACCCGATTGTTATCATATTATAAATAATAAAAGGTTTTATAAACTCGATTTTTCAACGAAGGAAAATCACAATAATAATGAAATGGAGTATCAAATAATACCAGAAAAAGATATACTTAAAATATATGATTCCGGTAGTTTAATTTTTAAATTCAATAACTGACACCCGATTCATATAGATATGTATATAATTTTAATGATTAAAATATTAATATATAACTTTGGAAAACAAAAAGACTAATTTTTTATATAAAAAATAAACACTTCACCTCTGATGAAAAATATTTTCAAATTTATTCATTTTTTTGATAATAAAAACGAAATGTCAAATAACAGTGCTCAACCGTCCCAAAATTTATCTTCTAAAACCACACCACAGCCAGTGACTAGTTCACAACCGGTCATGGGTAATGAAGAAGAAAATAAAAATCAAAAAAAAGTTGATTTTGATGATATATCATTTAAACAACCCTTGTCTTCGAAAGATTTTATTAAATCTTTAAAGAAAAAAGAGCCGAAAAAAATAAAACGTTCTGAATTAGAAAAACATCCTTTTTTTAAATACATACCGGAAGAGGTTTTTAAAAAAATGATTAAAACAAAAGATTCTCAAGAAGATGATGAGATCAGTGAAGAAGATATAATATACAACATGGAAGATTTACCTATTCAAGTTGGAGATTATGTCGAATGTACAGATTTTGATGATTTAAATAAAAATCAAATCGAATTTTTAAATCAAAAACCTTACTATAAAGTTAAAGCCGTGGTTAATTCTAAGGGTTCATATTATATTAATGGTGAACCACATATAGATTTAGGTTATAGAATACCTTTTAGAATGAAGAGATTTGTGAAGGTAGATAGATATGTAAATTCGAAATATAAAGTGTTATTTTTACAATTTGATTTACCTATTGATTTACATGGAGAAAAAGATGAAGGTAATTTTTTCAAAGGTCAAAGTAATTTTTCAAATCTTTTTGATATTCTTTTTAGAGAAAGTTTACCAGATTGTTTTGTAGATTTTTCTCAATATGATGATATATATAAGATGGGGAATGATTTCTATATATATGATACAAAAATCAAGGATTTTGATTTTGTTTTATTTGGATTTATGTCTAATTTTACAACTATGGTAAAAATGTTGATTGGATATTTGGATGCAAATAATGTCCCATACCTCAAATATGGTACTTTCAAGGATTTTGATAATAAAGCATATGAAATGCATTTAATTCAATCATTGGGTTATCCATATATACCATCTATTATGACAACTAAAATGAATGGTTTAATAGCACGAAAGGTAAAAGAATTTGGTTTTCCAGTCATTTTGAAAGATGTTAATTTAAATAGAGGAGAAGGTGTATGGAAATGTGATGATATGCAAGAGTTAGTTAAACGTTTTTCAAATTGGCAAAACAATATCATGTTAATTCAAAAGTTTGTACCCAACGATGGAGATTATAGAGTGATTTCTATTAAAAATAAAGTAGAATTGGTAATTAAAAAAGAAAGAATATCAGGTACTACAGAATTCAGAGCTAATGTGGCAAGAGGTGGAAAAGCTGTAAAGGGGTCCTTACCTATGGAAATAATAGAAATGTGTGAAGATATATCAAAAGTTCTTGTATGTGATATAGTTGGATTTGATATAATACAAAACAAAGATAACGGAGAGTATTATGTAATGGAAACAAATTCATCACCACATTTTCCAACGTTTTCAGTTATATCTGGAATAAATATCCCTAAAATTATAGTCGATTATATAATTAAAAAAATAATAGATTAATATATGAATATTCGTTGGTATAAAGATGGTAAATTAGACAAAGCTTTTCATATGGACCATGACGTCAGTGGTATAGAAGTGGGTTCCATAATTGACTTACCTCGATCAGTCCTACGTTATGGTGATGTTGACGAGGATCATCTTCATTTTGATCTTGATTTATGGACAGTTTCAGATCATAAAAATAATAATCTTATAGTAATTAAAAAATTATTCATAGAGACCGAATTTTATACCGGATATATAGTAAAAGTGGATGGACGTTGGCCGTGGTATCAAATGGTAAATGCAAAATTATCAGATATATGAACTACAACTACACTAAAGATGTGATTATTTCTTTCAAGATAACTTGAAAAACTCTTTTTACAGAGGCTTGTTCATAGAAGCAAAAGTAGATGTTCTTAAACATATTTAAACTACAAAAACTTGTTCATCAACAAGTTCATAGACAAAAACTGGTCTAAAACAGTGAAAAATATAGACGAATTACTTTATTGATTTTACATACAACTCAAGACTTTGTTGTAGAATCATCAATTGAACCAAGAAATCGAAGAACTAAAAACTAATTTTAATTAAATCTATATATTAATTTAAAGATAACATTTTTTGTCAAATTCATCTACGACACTAAAGATGTCGTAGTTTTCTTTGACGGGATTTATAAATTAACTATTAATTTTTTTGTAACTCTAATTATTTTTTTATTATCTTTGTATTATGAAAAAAGTATCATTCGATTTCGATTCAACATTAGATAAACCACAGATTCAAAAATTCGCAGTTGAACTCATGCGAGAAGGATTTGATGTTCATATAGTAACTAGTCGCCCAACACATTGGACATTAGATGAAGTGTGGGATAACAGTGATCTTTTTCAAATTGCTGAGATTCTTAATATATCTAGAAAAAAAATACATTTTACTGATTATAAACCGAAATCTTCATTTTTCGAAGAAAACGAAGATTTTTTATTTCATCTTGATGATGATCATGTTGAAATAGAAGAAATAACTCATTCTACCAAAGTTAATGCTATACTTCTTGATGATAATTGGAAAGAGAATATACTTAAATTATTGTAATTTGTTATCTAGTTTTTGGATATTCTAAATTAATTAATTTAGGATTTTTTTCTTTAAAATTATTTATTAATATTTTAGTCTCCCTTTTATCCTTACCTAAAATATAGACATATTTATGCTTTGGTTTGGTTTTTCTTTTTATACATTTCTTTTTATATTCAATTATTTTTTCATCTAAACTGTTTTTAATATCTTTTGGTATCTCACCCACACTTTTCCAATTAGATTGAATATTCATTTGTTTAGAGATTCTATTATATATACTCCTACGTCTAAAATTACGATTAGAAAACCACCCTAATTGAGGTTTATCAATATCAAAATATAGATATTCGCCACCATATTTTTGTCCGAGATATGTAAAATTACATGCTTGATATATTGTTCCAAGCTCTTTAGCTTCGGTATCAGAGTAAGCTGTAAATATTCTAAATTGAGTATTTTTAACCATCCATTTTATCGCCCACATTATAAGAGATGATGCTAAATTTTTAGGAGTCCAATTCGCTGATGCCCCTCTACTGATTAATTTTTCTAAATTATCATATTCACCATTTAATAGTTTAGAAAAAGAATTTGGAGTTGCCATTACCACAACTCCACCTATTTCTCCTTTATATTTAGCAACAAATCTATGAGTAGGTCTATTGGGCATTTTACCTAACCATTCATATTTTTCTATAAAATCTTTTACAACATCGCATTCATTTTTATTATTGCTATCAATATATTCAAAGGTAAAATCAGAAATTTTTAATTTATCTTGATTAACAACATTTTCATTTTTTGTATTCAATTTTTATATCATATTGCCAA